ATATGCAATGTAACAGGCCGGGAGCCATTCGTTCGCACCGGATATTCCCGGATTTATTTACTTTATACCACAAAAGGGGGACCGAAGTCCCCCTCTTTTTTAGGCACCAGAAGAGCCGTACATACCAAGCGGATCAGACCAACCGAACGAATAACGCTCACGAGCCTTGTAACGTACGTTACCAGTATCGAAGTCACCGTCCATGCTGTTCTGCAATGGGCTACGAACAAAATGCTTCATGCCGTTTGGAACGTCTGTGGTCAAGAACCAAGCGTTTGTATCGGTCAAGAAGTGGTTGATCGCATAGCCTTCAGGGATCGAACCATTGTTCTTCAATGCGTTGATGTCGTTGTCATTTGTACCAACACGCAGATTGGTTTCTAACAGACGAGTTGCAACGAACTGTAAGCTTGGTGGAATAATCAGCTTACGTGGTTTAGCTGCGATCAGCAGGCCACGTTCATCCGTCCAAGCAGCGATCTGAATAACGGCGGCTTCCAAAGAAGTCTCGTTCAAGTCAGCAGGAGTTGTTGGGATGTTGCTGTTTACACCGCCTGTTACCAGAGGATGTGAAGCAGAGAATAAAGGCACGCCATCGCCACCATTGTAGCCAGCGGTGAAGCCGTTATTCAAAATTGAAGCTGCTTTAACCTGTTTGGTATAAGCCATAGAACGAGCCAGAGCTTTGGTGTAACGAGCAGACAAGCTGTCGTACAAGTTATCTTCAATCGCTTCTTCAGTGATTGAGAAACCCTGAGCAATGGTTTCGTGTGTATAGCGAGCAGTCCAAGCTTCTTGCGCATTGTCATAAGCAATTGCGCTACCCTCGTTTTTAACAGGGGCTGCTGTAAAGCCAGAAAGCTTGGTTTCTTCTTCAAACGAACGCTCAGAAGATTCAGTTTCGTAAATCTCTTTGTGTTCTTCGCCATAGCGAGCATATTCAAGACCGAACAGAGCATTCAAGCCCGGTAAGAGTTCTTTAAGTAGTTGCGAACGTGAAATAGCCATTATTTATCTCCTTAAACGCCAGCAGCGTTGTAATAGCTGTGATAGCCAAAGTTGAACTTCACAATGACTTCAGGCGCACCAACGAAGGTCAAAGTGTTGCCAGCAACGCCAGTGATTGAAGCACTAGCAGTTACGGTAGTACCAGAAACTGATACCACGTAGGTGTTAGCTGCTACACCAGTACCAGTCACTTGCATACCAACACGAATGTTGGAGTTAGCGGCGGTAATAGTTTGTGCTGCGGCGGTAGCCGTAGAAGCAATAACTGCGCTGGTTGTAATAGCGGTTTGATCGTTCAAAGCTACGATACGGAATGGAGCCGTAGTAGCGATACGAGCATTGCTTGCATCCAAGCACACACCAGTAGCTGAGTTACCAGATGTGGTGTTAGCAGTATTACCTGTTACTGGGAAGCAGTTAGAACCAACCATTACTTGACCTAAAGCAGCAACTGTCGTGCTAACGTTAGAACCGCTGTTAGCTACAGCAACTACTTGGAACAGAGTGTCAGGATCGTCAACAACGATAGCTGCAGCGTCAGCCGCAGAAGTACCGCCAGTCCAATACTGAGTCCAGACCTTCTGGCCGGTTGTTGGGTTTGTGTATGTGCAACCTAAGAATACACCGATTGTGCCAGCTTCAACAGTAGCATCGTTGTAATCTAAAGCAGAACGTTCAACTGTGCCATTAGCCAGTTTTACGATGTCGCCATAGTAAACACTTGTGGCATAGCCAGAAGCGATAGGGATTGTACGGGTTGCGCCCGCAAATACCTGACCACCAATCAGATTGATTGGCTTTAGCCCGTAAGGGGCATTTACGACAGGATAAGCCATGTTTAACTCCAAAAAAGTTTATTTAGCACCTTTGCCAAATTTCACCTCAGTCTTCCGTTCATTGAACAGAGGCATACGAGGATCGTTCTGACGCATTAAGTTATTGTCAACGGATTCCATCTGCCCTGCTGCTTGATTCTGGTAGTGTGAATTGCGTGCTGCAATCATTTCTACTGGCATCTTACAGAGTAACAAACCGCCGATTTCGACGTTGCCGTTGGCATTTGCCGGAAGCATTAGCTCTGGATGATCCATCGCTTTTACCGGCTCCCACCCTTCACGTGTTTTTTTAGACACATTAGAGTGGTCCGCTACGCCTGCCACATGTGTAGCAATCCAGCGGTATCCATACCCCGGTTCAGGAGTTGGATCAGGGAGCGTGCTTGGCGGCACGTATACATATCGAGTCTCTTTTTCGCGTGTTGTGACTTCACGGGGGGTACGATTAACCATTTGCTGCCTCCAATTTTAAAAGTTCCTTAGCGTACTGTTGTGGGGTAAGACCAAGCTTCCTTGCAAATGCTTCTTGCGTTTTAGTTAGCGTGACCTTGGTTTTTGCACCAGACGAACGAGTTCCCGGCGCAACAACGGTTGCAGGGGGTTTTTTATTGGGGGTATCTCGTGGTTTCTCGCGTTCCTCTATCCCGTAAACTTCAGGGAACTTTTCACGAAGGCGAGCGTCGATTCGCTCGAAGTATTCATCTGTGCGGGCAAACTCAGGCCCGTTTTGATTGACTAGCTTAGTGTGTAGCGCAATTGCCATGGCGGTCATTTCTTCGTAACCGTCAGACCCGAACCACTGGTTTTTAGCCTGCCAGCGCAGGGTTTTATCGTCGAGTCTTGGCTGTTGCTGCTGTATAGGTTGACTATATACCTCTTTATCTTCTTCTTGTAAAGGGGTAGGCTTAAAATTCTCTGCTTGAGCCAGACGCATTTTCGCATCCTGCAGAGCTTCTTGCGCCTCTAGCATCGCATCTGAATCGTATGCTTCTGCCGCTTCCTTATACTTACGTCGTGCCATCTCCAACTCTGCCTGCGCCTTTTCTTTCAAGACACCTGCATAAGTTTGCTCGCCAGTTGAGACGTAGTTCTTTAAACGACGGTTCTCATCTAAGACTTGCTGGGCAACACGAACAGCTTCCTCACGCTCACGAATAGCCGCTTCTTTAGCACGGCGCTCGTCATGACGGGCATGGGCCAGTTCCTTGATACGCTTCTGTACCTTATCACCGTACTGTTCGATCTCTTCGTCAGAGGGGTCTTCGACCTCTTTGTCTAACGGCTTACGATTGCGATCAGCAACGGGGGTATCGTCTTCGATCTCAATGTCAATATCGCCTTCGGCTTCAACATTAATCTCAATGTCTTCCGCCTTAGTCGTATCTTCTGCTTCATCAGGGAACGTAAAGTCCTCACCTTTGTTTGTAGCCATAACTTCTCCTATGCTGCGCGGGAATATCCGCGTGGGTCTTCCACAACACCTTCCACCTGATCATCATTAATCATGCGGAATTCTCTGCCGTGAATCTTAAATCTCGTACCTGAGTAGGCACGTACCAGTACAAAGTCGCCTTCTTTACACCACGGACCGCTTGCGTATTTCTCTTTGTCTGCATAGGCATCTGGTCCGACACGTAAAACAAACAGAACGGTTGTGGCATGTTCTTCCGATTTCATAAATTGTGTCGCTTTTACGATAACGGAATTGTCGAAGGTATCTTCAATTTCAGGGACTGCACACAGAACTTTCCACCCGCTTGGATGCGGCAACTGCGTTGCACGTACGTCGCGTGTATCTTCTGTGCCTTCTTCCGGAGCCGCTGCTACTGGTTCCTTTTCCTGCATCTGTGCTACATAGTCAGGCAGTATGAGATCACTCATCGTCTTCTTCTTTCACTCGTTTAGCAAGGTCTAATAAATGACGCTCTGCGATGGCGAGACCTTGAATTACACCGCAAAGCTTTTGGTAAGACGCATAGTCAACACAAGCACCTCCCGCCACATCATCGGCGTAGTTGTTCATGTCTTCTCGTATGTGTTTGCGTAGAATATCTACGAAGTTGTACTCAGTTACTTGAGTCATTTATCTCCTTTTTTCGGTGGTTGGGATTTTTCTCTTACACGCAGTGCTTGTTCAGCACGAGTTCTTGCTATATCTGCGCCAATACGTAATCCCTCACGTTCGTTCTCCGCTTGGAATTTAGCTTGGCTTTCGCGGGTTTTTATCCCGAGTTCTGTACCTTTCAACTGCATTTGTGCTTGCAGCTGTTCTTTCTTTAACTCCAACTCATCTGCTTTAGCGGCTGCATCAGTAGCCATCTTCTGCGCTTTGAGTTCTAAGTCTTTAGCTTTCAACTGCAACTCTTGCTGCTGCATCTGAATTACAGGGTCTTGTGCAGCTTGTTGTGCTGCAGCTTGCGCAGCCTGTTGTGCCGCAACAGTTTGACTTTGTTGTAAGACCATCGGAGCCGCTTGCGCCACCAGACGTGACAACTGCACTTCAACTTCTGGCTCCATCTTCGCATCAGGTTTGGGCAACTCAGCACCCAACGCATCTTCAATCTTACTTCTGTAAGCGAAGGCTACGTGCTCCATGATGTGTGCTTGCATCGCTTGAACAATCATCGAAGCTTGCTGATTCTGACCAACCATCTGTTGAATTAACGGGTCTTGCATCGCAGCCATGTGAACTTTGATGTGCGCTTCATGATCTTGATACAGGAACGCTTTAACTGGTTTTAAGTTCAGCACATTCATGTTTTCAGAGATTGGGTCTTCTGGCAGCTTGTCGTCATCAGTCTTAACAAGTTTCTGCGCATTCTTAATACCTAAAATCTCTAACATCTGACGATGTAGCAAAGGCATGTCATACAACTGTGGTGCGCCTTGCGCTAACTGCAACGCTGCTTGGTACTGCACAACACGCTGCGACATTGTTGCTGCATTCGGATCGCTGACAGGAATAATATCTACGTCAGAATAGTCCTCGTACTTCGCACGTGGTGGACCTTCTTCTGGTTCGTAATCGTATTCTTCTGGCGTGTAATCACGGATGATGCCAGCTAATAATTTCAACTCTTGTTTAAACGCATAGTGCACACGAGCCTGCACTGCGCTCATTACTTTTAACGTTCGTTCAAGGATCGCCAGAGTAGTTCCCACTGGCGCATTCGCTGACATATCGGACACTTGGATGTCGGCAGTCGCTGCGAAACGGCGACCTTCCTCGACGATGGTTCCGAGTAATTGGTAGAGCGTAGCTGAAGGTTCTTTGTAAGGTAAGGGCAGTATGTTGTCACGTATTCCTCCTGAACCAATATCTACGTCGCGCCATTCGCCCGGAGCAATCGGTGTGTCATCGCCTTTAATACGTAAGCCACGTGATTTCAAACCACCGGGCAAGTTGGAGAGTGTGCCTGCGTCGACCAACTGTCGCATGAGACTAGTGGCAGACATTGCGTATCCACCGATAAGGTGGAAGAGTCCAAAGCCATACGCACCGAATCCGGGGATGTATTGATAGTGAACAAAGTGTTGACGCTTGAGTTTGAGTGCATCATCTTTTTTCCAGTTACGACGTATCGCTAAAATCTCGTTAGAGCCACGCAGCATGGTAACGACGTAAGGCAGACCAATACCTGTGATGTGGCCGTCATCATCAACATCTTCATAACCTTCTAAATCTAAGTCAACACAGACTTCAAACAACTCGTAGCGATCATCATGTGTTGCAGCGAAACCTGTCTCTTTATCCTTCTTCTCTTGAATCTCAGACTTAAACTGTTGTGGCTCACCTAAGTCGATCTCACGATAAAAGCCTGCGACCTGCAGCTTAATTAACTCGTTCTCAGTCTTACGCATGATGTGCGTAACACGTGGTGCTGTCTGTATATCTGTGGTTCCGTATGGCAGGAGGATGTCTTCTGCTGGAACAAAGATAGAAATCTGACGATCTAAGCTAGGATCAAAATAGACTTTCTTAAACGCTGAACCTGTTGCAGGTAATGACCACAACATGCGCTCATGCTCAGGACGAAACTCCGTCATCTTTTCCGTCAACTGATAGTTCATGTCTTCCTGCACACGAACTGCTGCTTCTTTCTTCTTCGGCGTTTCTTTGCCGATTATCTTTGTACGTACTGGTCCTGAAGCTGGGAAGGTCTCTGTAATGGTCTCTGCTTGGAAACGCACTACTGCTTCTGTGATCATTGGATGAAACACACCACACGCACCACTCCACGGTTCTGTTCTTTCTTCGTACTTTAATCCTAGTAAGGTAAGACCATTTTTATATGTGTCTTCCCAATCCTTGCGGCTGTTCTTGTCGTTCTCAATGTCAGCAGCTAAATCTTCTGCAAGCGACTGCAATACATCTGCGTCGATTACTTCAGCTAAGTTCTGATCAAAGTCTTCATCTTCATCATCTTCAGGATGAATAATTAATTCAACACCATCCATGCCGATGCTGACTTGTTCAGGGTCGACAATCTCAATCTCTATCTCAGAGCCGTCATCTGCTTCGTCTTCGATTCCTACTGGCGCTTGATATAGCGCTTTGTCCATATTTGTTGCCATGATCTATCCTTAGTAATATGCGTATTGCTTACGCTTAAACATTTGCGGCTCGTCCTTTAAGTCTGAGTCCAAATTAATAAAGCCCCCTTGACGGAAACGCAGCAGTGCTTGGGAAATCGTATCCACATAGTCATCATGCTCGCCAACAGGGAACGCTGCAAGTTCTTCTATCACTTCTCGTGCCCATCTTGTATCTGGTGCCCATATTCTTCCTGACGCAAAGAGGTCGGAGATCGCATTAATACGGGCAACTTTGTCGTTCGATCCTGCGCCTTTTCCTCGACTTGGGGTGAACTCTTGTACTGGTATCCCCATTGCTCGGAGTTCCTGTATAAGAGGAGCACCGGCAGCTTTTTTCTCGATAATAAACGCATCAGGTTCCCATTCTCTGTACTGTTTTAACGCTGTAGCTTTTAACTCAGGGAATGTCATGCGGTCTTTAAATGCATCAAGCAATATCACGTGTGGCGAGTCGTTGTCTTCCTCGTTATACCAAATACCCCACGTCGTACATGCGCTGTAGTCGGAGGTTGTCTTTGTCTCGTGCGCCGTATCCCATGACTGAATAATGAAATCGCAGCGTGGTGGGTCTTCGTGCTCCCAAATTCTCCACATCTTTCTCGCAATAATCGCCGAGCCTTCAGCGGTTGGATTCTGCATGTACTGCGCGTTCCAAAACCGTGGGTCTAAGTTAGCTTTCTTCGCTTCTAGCTGTTCAATCGGCCACTGTTCAGGCCATAACGATTTGCCAGACGGCAATATAGCAGGAAGTTCAACAATCTCCCACTGGTCTGCATCAGGATTTTTAATAGAGAAGTCTAACAAGCGTCCTGTTAAGTCAACCAACGACCATCTTGTCATGATCACGATGATCGCACCGCCCGGCATCAGACGTTGTAGCGGACCCTGCTGGAACCACGACCACGCAGAATCAAATGCGAGTCGTGAATTGGCTTTCATGTCCTGTTCGGAATGAGGATCATCAATAACAAATAGATCAGCGCCACGCCCAGCAAGAGCACCACCAACGCCAGCAGCATAATACTGCCCGCCCTTAGACGTCGACCATTTGCCAGCCGCCTTTTGATCATCAGCCACTTCTGTTTGGGGGAAGATTTCATGATATTCATCGGAATCAATTAAGTTTCGTACACGCCGACCAAAGTCTTCTGACAAACCTGCCGTGTGCGTACCCATAATGATTTTCTTATGGGGGTACTTACCCAGAAAATACGCAGGAAACAGGTAGGAAGAGAACTCAGACTTACCCATACGAGGGGCAATGTTGATAATTACACGCTTTTTCTTACCAGAAATCACGTCTTCAAATATCTTAGCGAGCTTTCTGTGGTGGGGTCCGATCTTAAAACCGGGATAAACGTGTGTTGCGAACCCTAACATCCCATCTTGCGCCGCTTTTTTACTGGCACGCTGGGTTCTTTCCTCTAAATTTTGCAAAAGTTCCGCCTTCTCCTGTGGAGATAGCGTGGGCAAGACACGATTTAACGCGTCTATTTCTTGTTTAGATAGATTCATCGGGGTCGGTAGGCTCTTCGTCGGAAGCGGATTCTTCCTCTAACTCACTTAGTTCCGTTACTTCTGTGACATCAGTGATGTCGACAATCTTTGCCATCATGCCTAGCTTCTCTTTGATCTTGGCATCTAGCTCTGCGTCAGACAATTCGGTTTTCTTAACCTCAACCCTGTCAGTAAACAGAGCAACTTCAGTAACCTTACCCAATAACTCAAGCGCACGTAGGCGAATCTTGGCATCTGGGTGTTTTGTCTCTTCGACAAGTTGTGCAACGGCGTATCCTCGTAGCTCTTTTGCCTGTTCAACAAACTGCCAGTCGTATGCTGTTAGCATCCCGACAAGATGGCGGACCGCCTCTGGCGTTTTTAGTTTTGTTAACTGGGCTTTCTGTGCTTCTGGGGTTGTCGCGGTGGTTAACGCTGCAAAACTTTGACGTGTCTTTTCTTCCTGCTCTTTGTCAAAGATGGCGTCGTCAGGGATTGCCCCCAACTCTTCTAACCATTTGGTTGTCTCAACTTGCGAATCTAGTATTGCTTGCGGTTTTGCTTTTTCCAACGGCACAGCCTTGGGCGTCTCTAATACGTCCGGCGTGAATACAACTATATCTTCATCTACTAAATGTTCTAACATGCGCAGGCCCTTGCAACCTCGTTGGGCGAAGTATATACTCAAATCTGCGGCTACGTATACTCTCCATTACGTAGTTGGCAATTCCTCCGTGGTTGGACGGAATACCTCGCCCCCAGTTCGCTGGGGGCTTTTTTATTTCTGGGTGTGTCTAATGTTTGACAAAACCTGATTTATTTTTTATAAAAAATTTTTGAAGTTTAATACTTGACAAATTGCTAATAAATTTGGATTTGCGGGTGGGGAATAGTGTTCTATGCCGAAGCCACCACGTCACCAAAAGTCGGGGGGATGGGGTATGGTGGGGTTGTCTAGGGTTCTGAAATAACCTGTATGGTATAATATAGGTGTTGGTTCGGGACATATTCGCTCTACGACAACTCAGGTGCAACTTGCACCGGACTTTATTGGGAGATTCAATCATGAAAGCAATTCAATCATTCGTAGCTATGCACACCAATGCTTCTGTGTCCGCTGTATTCAATGACGCAGACAATTCAGCCGCAGAGTTTCTCGCACGCTTAATGGAGCAAGGCATTGCCACTCGTGCGGAAGCAGAGCCATTCGCATTACTTTGGGCTAGTACAAAGTACGGTTGCCCACTGTCAGAGAATCAACGCGGTGTAGGTTTCAACACGAGCCATGCAAAGTATGAAACAAGCAAGTCAGCGAAGAATCGTGTGTTGAACCGCATATTCAATGACGAGGTACGCGAGCCAAGCGTAGCGAAGAAAGCCAAGTTTGACGCTGAGAAAGCAGCCAAGCAGATCAAGGCTAAGTACACAAAGGCGCAGTTGCAAGCAATCTTGGCTTTGCTGTAACTCAGGTGCAACTTGCACCGCAGTTTTTATCCGGCAAGCGGGGAGAGTCAACCCTTCTTGCCGATTCCATCAATTGTCTAACCGGAGAACTTATGCACGATCCAGAAGATAAACGTCACCTTTGTGTCGAGTGTGGCGGCACAGTAGAGCAACGGCACTACGTATATCTCACAGAGAACAAGATGCGTATCCGTTGCTTAGGTTGTCGTGACGAAGCAGCAAATCAGGTAAAGCACACCATCGCCTGTGGCAACAAGCAAGCATACGAGTTAATCACTAACTTAGATTTCCTTAAACAACTTAACCCTAAGAGGACAGCATGAAACAAAAACTAGTAGTCATGATCACATCATTCATGATCTTCACCCTGATCACATGGGGCTTTGACATAGAGGGCGGGCGATACCTGCAACAGATAGCACTCGGCATGGCAGGCTTTATGTTTGGCAACCTTTTAACCTTAATAGCATTGGAGAGCAGCGATGATAAATAACCAACTAGCACAAGCATTACTCAACGCAGGCTTTGTGAAGGTAGCAGATAGCAAGATTAAAACTGCGGTGCAACCTGCACCGGAGCATGACGATAAGCCCCAATGGGACTTGTTATCTCAGCATGAGAAGGAGTATTACATAAATTGCATGCAAAAATAGCTGTCACATTGTCTACGGGCGTGTACTATGCAAGTGGACACGATTTGCGTATAGGTAAGTATATGTATTTATTAAATAATTTAACTATCTATATATATTATGTCCACTTTAGGCACGTATATTTATATACAAGCCTTCCTAAAAATAGTTTACGGGTATTGACCAGATGTGTTTTATTTTTTTGGTTTTTACCCGTAATCTTTTCTCCGAGTGCTATAGTACCCCTAGTTCGCTGCCTAAAGTGGACAGGAATACCTATAACGTAGACTGGGCGTGGCTTATAGACTGTCCACTTGCTTAGGCAGAGCACGTAGACAATGTGACACAAACTGAAGGAGGTACTAGATATGGTAGCTACTAAGAAATATAAGCGGTATAAAGACATGACTGCGAAGGAATTAGACCTACGTCTACGTAAGCGGAAGGTACTAGATGCAGTACGTATAGCGTTAGTTGCTAAACTTAAAGCAGAGAGAAAACTTATCAATAAACAAAAACGTGCGGTCACTCACATACACAACAAGTGGCAGGAGGTACTAGATCCACTACTTGCAGAGCATGAAGCGATACGTGTGCGAGTAGCACAGTTAAAGAGCAGACCTGACTCACGTCATGAGAAGTACCTACATCTGTATTCTGCATATCTTGATGTACTAAAAACGATGCGACAGTTCTTGCGACTGAACCAACGGATAGGCAACGTCACGCCCATCGAAGCGATGGTGGGAAATAAGAACTCAGGTGCAAAACGCACCGCAGCTAATGCAGCGTCACTCCCGTTGGGTATGTCATGGGTAGATTGGATAGACGAGGTAGTTGAGCGAGGCGGGCTGCCCCATAACATCGTGCACACACTAACGACACAGCATCATGCCCTGCCGTATACACGCAGACCGCCTGAACAATTCTTTAGACGGGATGAGCACCAGAAGAAACGGTCACGTCAGCAGCACAACCGTGTACTAGAACAATGGAACAACGAGATGAATCACGCCATGCAGCGCAAGGACACACTACCTGCTGACCATCCTGAGCAGGCAGGGTTAGATAAGACCATCGCACTAATAAGACTAGCGATGGATAGGCTGCACGATATGCCGTTCACACGTCGTGCTCCGGTACGGTGGACATCACTCATTAAAGCGAGTGACTACGATGACTTGTTT